TATCAGTTTGTTTATTACCGCATGAGAAGAGTTCAAGATGCTGGAAGCGGCATTCAAACTTCTGATATGAATTTTAGATTCTTGCCTGCTTTGGCGGCTGGATTGGCTTACTACATAGCCATGAAGGTTCCTGAGTTACAGACACGCATGGATATGCTTAAACAGGCGTATGACGAACAATTTAACTTGGCGGCAGGGGAAGACCACGAAAAAGCTGCTTTGCGCTTGGTGCCCCTGCAATCGTTTATTGGGGGGAGTACGCCTTAAATGGGTAATCGGTTTTCCTCTGGTAAATTTTCCATTGCTGAGTGTGACCGGTGCGGGCAACGCTTTAAGTTAAAACAGTTGAAGTTTGAAGTTATTAAATTAAAGCTGTATCAACTAAAGGTTTGTCCTGAGTGTTGGGACCCAGACCAACCTCAACTTCAATTGGGAATGTATCCTGTAGATGACCCGCAAGGTGTTTTGCAACCAAGACCAGACTCAACGTATGTTACGGCTGGACCAAATGCAAGCGGGAACCCAACAGGTGGTTCAAGAGATATTCAGTGGGGATGGAATCCGGTGGGTGGGGCTAGTCAATTTGATGCTGCTTTAACACCAAATTACTTGGTTTCTACGGCAATTGTTGGTACAGTAACGGTAACGGTAACTTAGGAGTAAAACATGGATAAAGCGGATTTAAAACAGGACAAAAAGATGGTTGGCTCAATGATTAATAAGCATGAGAAAAAAATGCACAAAGGAATGAAGCCAACCAAATTTGCCAAAGGTGGCGTGACTACCGACCAGATGAAATCTGTTGGTCGAAATATGGCTCGTGCCAATAATCAGGGGAGCAAATAATGGGTTTTTCTAAAAAAATAATGGGCAAAGAAGTTGGCGATGCCAGCGTTTATGCCAAACCTCACACAATGAGTGGTAAAACTGTCAACATTAATGATGTTGGTTTGCCTGTAAAAATGCCAAGCAGAGAAAACTGGGCGCCATTAAATGGTGGTGTTGCTATTGGCAATAACGGCAACGTTAAAACTGACGGCATTACTATGCGTGGTTATGGGGCGGCGACTAAAGGCATTAAGTCTAGAGGTCCGATGGCATGACATACACAGAGTTAGTCACTGCTGTTTCTGATTACTGTGAGAATACGTTTCTTACGGCAGACATGAACACAATGATTAAACAGGCTGAACAGCGTATTTATAATACTGTTCAGCTTACAAACTTGCGTAAAACATCTATATTGGCTACCGTAAATGGCGACCAGTATATAAATGCGCCAAGTGATTTTTTATCTACTTTTTCATTAGCCATCTACCCTAATAGCGGCGGCGACTATATTTATTTATTAAATAAAGACGCTAATTTTATGCAAGAAGCATATCCAAATCCGGTTGTTACTGGTGTGCCTAAACATTATTCTTTGTATGGCACTCAGGCTACAAACGTAAACGCTCTTAGATTTGGTTTAGGCCCAACACCTAATGCGGTTTTTGGTGTTTTTTTAACTTATTTTGGTTACCCAGAATCTATTGTCACAGCCAATACAACTTGGCTTGGTGAATATTTTGATTCTGCTTTGCTTAATGGAACAATGGTTGAGGCTATTCGCTACATGAAAGGCGAACCAGACCTTATTAAGTTTTACCAAGATATGTATCTTCAATCTATTGCTCTTCTCAAGAATTTGGGAGATGGTAAACAACGTATGGATACATATCGTGATGGTCAGACTAGGACTCAAGTTCAATGAGCATAGTTCAAACTCAGACCACTAGCTTTAAAGTGGAGTTATATAAAGGTATCCACGACTTAACTACGGATGTTATTAAGATAGCTTTGTTTACAGCTAATGCTAATTTGAATGCGGATACAACTGCATACTCGGTAACTAATGAGGCAAGCGGTGGAAGTTATTCTGCTGGCGGGTCTACCTTAACTGGCATTACAGTAAATTCATCAGGCTATACGGCTTATGTAGGATTTCTTAATGTTTCTTGGACTGGTACTATTACCGCAAGATGTGCGTTAATTTACAACTCAAGCAAAGCAAATCGGTCTATTGCTGTTTTGGATTTTGGCTCAGACAAAACATCAGCAGGAACATTTTTGATTACGATGCCTGAGAACACGGTTACAACAGCTTTAATTAGGAGTTCAATTTAATGACCACGGCATCAACGTCACTATTAGGTTTAGCCCTTCCAGTTACCGGTGAGTTATCTGGAACATGGGGAGACACTGTAAATAACAGTATTACATCCCTTTTGGATTCTGCTATAGCGGGTACAACAACAATTACAGCAGATGCTGATATTGTTCTTTCTACAACTGCTTTGGCTACAAACGAATCTAGACAAGCTATTATTAAATGGGCAACTGCAAGCGGCACAACTACAAGAAACATAACAGCACCAGCGCAAAGTAAAGTTTATATTGTTATTAATGCCGCAACTGCTGCTCAATCAATTGTGTTTAGGGGTGTTGGACCAACCACGGGTGTAACTATTGCTCAAAATGAAAAAGCCATTGTTGCTTGGAATGGTTCTGATTTTGTAAAAGTTGGCAGCTCTAGTGGGGGCGGAACAGTTACCAGTGTTGGATGGACTGGTGGTATTGTTTCTGTAGCTACAGCAACAACAACCCCGGCGTTTACTATTGCCGGAACATCGGGTGGCATACCTTATTTTAATTCTGCAACAACTTGGGCAACAAGTGCGGCACTAACTCAATACGGTGTTCTTTATGGTGGCGGCCCCGGCGTTGCTCCAGCAGCAACATCTGCCGGTATTACTGGTCAAGTGTTGGTAGCAAATACAGGCGGCGCTCCAACTTGGGGTGCTGTAGTTGGTGTTGGTGATGTTGTTGGTCCGGCTTCAGCAACAACCGGTGCTGTTGCTCTTTTTGACGGCACAACTGGTAAATTAATTAAAAACAGCTCCACTTCGGATGCAACAATAAATAGTGTAAATATAGGTTTAGGTCAAAACAATATAAGCACCAATCTTAGATTTGGCGTTGGTTCACTGCAAGCTATTAGCACTGGGAACAACAATATAGCATTTGGCACTTCCGCAATGACGTTGGCCACAACAGCAACTTATAATATTGCTATAGGCATTGAAACACTAAAAAACTTAACTACTGGCAGTAGAAATGTTGCTATAGGCTGGAATACCCTTAGGCTTTCAGGCAGCTGTAGTCGTAATACAGCCCTAGGACACAGTAGTATGGGGCAAATGTATTCGGGCAGTGAAAATGTTGCCGTGGGCGATTGGGCTTTGAGTATTGGTAGTGCAAACAATAATTGCACCGCCGTTGGACTGGAAGCTTTAATGTACGCAACGGGGAGCAGTAATACGGCGCTTGGGTGGTCTGCTGGTACTGCTATTACAACCGGCACAAACAATGTTTTGCTTGGCTCTAATTCTGCCGCATCAGTGGTAGACGCATTTAACCAAATTGTTATTGGTACAAATGGTGTTGGTCAGGGTAATAATTACGTAAGTATTGGTAGTGGAGGAACAAATTATATTTACAATGCATTTAATACTAATGCTACTTGGACAAAAGCCTCCGACATAAGGATTAAAAAGAATATACAAGATGTTGCAATTGGGTTGAATTTTATTAAAGATATTAATGTTAAGTCTTATAACTGGAGGCCCAATAACGAATATCCAGAAAACATAATTGGATACAACAAAGAAAATACTCAAGATACAATTACAACAATGTATGGCTTGATGGCGCAGGAAGTTAAGGCCGCAATGGACAAACATGGTTTTGAACACTTTGCTGGTTGGAATGTCCGTGAGTCTGATGGTTTACAAGGCGTTTCAACGGAGTCATTTGTTTTGCCTTTGATTAATGCGGTTAAAGAATTGTCTGCACAAATTGAATCAATGAAGGCAGAGATTTACGAATTAAAAAATAGATAATTAAATGTGGACCCAATCACACTCCTTGCTATGGCTACTTCAGCCATGTCAGCCATTAAAAAGGGCTGTGCCTTATATCGGGAGTTCAAAGCTACAGGGAATGAAGTCCACGACGTTGTACAGGACATTGGTAAAAGTCTTGGTGGCTTTTTTAAAGCACAGGAACAACTTAAACAAGTTGTCGAGACAGAGAAGCGTAAATCAGCAAAGGTTCACAGCCCTGATGCAAACCTTAATCAACAGGCGCTAGATAGGGTACTCGCCGAGGGGCGTATGTATCAGATGGAGGTTGAGTTAAGAGAACTCTTAATTTATCAAAGCCCTCCAGAACTTGGCGATTTGTATACCCGCTTCAACAAAATGAGGCAGACGATTCAGTATGAACAGGAGCAGGCAAGACAAGAACAAGACCGAAAGGAACGCATAGCACAGGCTAAACGCCAAAAGATGATTGACACAATCCAAGAGGACATCATTTATGTATTTGTTGTATTGTTTGTCTGTCTGGTCATGGGGTTTATGTTTTGGCTGATAGTCGAGGAAAGGAAGATTCGATGGGGTTTTTAGCCGCACTCATCATCTGCTGTGTCATCTTCTGCGGTATGTTGCCATTGATGGGGCTGATGTATTTAGATATACAACAGACCAAAAAGGAAGTTCAAATGGAGACTAAAAAACTCCAAGAGTTACGCCGCAAGGTGGAAAAGGAACGAGAAAATGAGCGAGAAACTGGAAGCTAAAAGCGCATTAATTGAAAAAACGGCATTTGCTTTGTTGCCAATATTGTTTACCTGCGTTGTGTACCTTATGAACTCTTTATCCACGCTGTCTCACGAAGTCACCGTGCTAAATAACAAGATTAGTTTGGTGGTGACCTCAGACAATAAGCAAGCAAGCAACACGGGTGCTGAGTTAGCAAGAGAAAAATTACGCCAAGACTTGGAGAAAGAAGTTCAAAAGAACCGTGACGACATTCACGTTAACCGTATGCACATTGCCATTTTGGAAGAAAAACTTGGCGTAGCTCAACGTATTAAGGAAAAATAATGCTGACACTACTATCGACCCTAATTAGTTTTTTAATGGGCGGC